TAGCCACCGACGCTACATGTAGTGGTCTACAGATCCTTGCTGGATTAGCGAGGGACAAGTCAACAGCAAAACTCGTCAATGTTGTTGGTTCTGATAGACCGCAAGACGCGTATAAGGTAGTAGCAGAGGCTGCGAAGCCTCATATACCGAACCATCTACATCATGTATGGGATAGGAAGTGTGTCAAGCGAACAGTTATGACCATACCTTATAATGCTAAACCCTTTTCTAACCGTTCATATATAAGAGATGCCCTTAAGGATAAGGACATAGAGATAGAAAGAGAGGAACTAACTCAAACAGTACAAGCTGTTAGAGATGCTATGCATAATGTAGTTCCTGGACCGATGTCAGTAATGAAATGGATAGAAACTGAGGTAGCTAAGAGGATTAAAGCAGGCGTAGAAGTGTTAGAATGGGTAACACCATCAGGTTTTGTGGTCTCTCAGAGACTAATGAAGCGTGAAACACATACTATACGCTTACAATTACTCGGAAGATGTGAGCTTGATATAGCAGGTGATACAGATGAGGTGTCTATTACAAGACATAAGGCAGCTACGGCTCCTAATCTCATACATTCCCTGGACGCAAGCTTGTTACATCTAAGTGCTACTAGATTTGACGCTCCAATTGCTCTGATACACGACAGTGTATTATGTAGAGCTACTGATATGTCTATACTATCTACCTTAGTAAGAGAAACCTACATGGATCTCTTTGCTGAGCAAGATTACTTAACCGACTTCGCTTCTCAAATAGGAGCTGAGTCTGAACCACCGATTATAGGTGACCTTGAACCGTCAACTGTAATTGATTCCACATATTTTTTCTGTTAATGTTACAGCAACACTATTCATTATTTGATTCATTCTTTGCACCTACTAGAGTTATTGTTGTCTCTGAAGAGAGACTTAAGCAAGCTGAGATAGAAGCAAGACAGAATCAAGTAGACGCTCTTGATGTACGCATTGAAGAGTTATCTAAATATCGTAACGCTCTATACTCAGAGCTCCAAGCACTAACACCTGGAAGGGTTGGCGGAGATCTTGATGCTATGGATGATTCACTACCTAATTCCAGAGATGGAGGTACACACGATGGCTAGAACAATACATAAGACAGATAACGTAACACTAGAAGGATTCCAAGCTGTACTAGAACCTAGTAAGTTTGGTTACTCACTAGCTGCTGTTGTTAGCTCTGATGTTATTGAGACATTAGAGACTGAAAGGGCTGAAGTCCTTAAGTGGGCTGAATCTAAATTAAAAAACCCTAAGCGCAGTACATTGAAACCTGAGCCATGGGAAGAAGTAAGCGAAGGTAATTATAAAATTAAATTCTCTTGGAATGAAGAGAAGAGACCTCCTGTAGTAGATACAGAGGGTACACCTTTAACCGATACAAAGACACCGCTTTATGCTGGATCGACTGTTAAGCTGGGTTTCTACCAGAAGCCATATATTCTACGGGATGGGGTTACCTATGGTAGTTCTCTTAAGTTGGTTGGCGTACAGGTTGTCTCGGTAAAAGGTAACGCTGGCGTAGATACTGGTGACTTAGACGCTGCGGAAGTAGCTGAACTATTTGGTACTACATCAGGGTTTAAATCAAGTGACCCTAATGTTACACCGACCACCACTGTAGATGAAGAAGAAGACTTCTAAATTTAGATCAGGCTTAGAAGAGCAGGTCGCTGACCTTCTCTCTGGGCTTGGTGTATCATATGAATACGAATCGAAAAAGATATCTTATGTTATACAGCACCATTATACGCCTGACTTTATACTCCCTAATCATGTTATTCTAGAGTGTAAGGGCTATTGGGATGCTCAAGATAGACGTAAGATAAAAACAATTAAGAAAGATAATCCTGATATAGATTTAAGGATGGTCTTTCAAGCCCCTTATAATACTATATCTAAGAAGTCCAAGACTACTTACGCTAAATGGTGTGAGAACTTAGATATACCTTGGACTTCATTTCATAATATTCCACTCGACTGGTTGATATGACCGAGAACGAGTTCGTAAGGCACATACCTTGCGAAAATTGTGGGTCATCAGATGGTAATTCTTTATACTCTGATGGCCATACTTTCTGTTTCGTTTGTCATAATAGAACAGGAAGTGATAATGAAGTTGTTCACAATCGACAAATGACCA